CTCATGGACATGCGAGCCTGTATATGGCATGCATAACGGTGAGAAAAGAATAGTTGGTGCTAAAGGTACTATAACTATTGATGGCATGGGAAGTTATGACGGCTTTGGTGACGTAGATACATTTAAATTATCTAACGCAAAGTTTAATGACGGAACAAATCTAAAAGATGCTGAGTCTGATGCATTTAAACGTGCATGCATGAGGTTCGGTTTAGGAGTAGAGCTATGGTCTGGTTCTAAGCAATCAGAAGAGGAAGCTACAGCAGTAGCACCTGATGGTTACACAGCTGAAATGGCAGCTAAAGATGCACAAGTTGAAGTAACTAAAGTTGATATGCGTAAGAAAGAGAACAAGCCTACTAAAGAAGATATAGCACGTATGGAATCAATAATGGACGATATTTTAAATGCGTCTGATAAAGGAGAATAACTATGGAATATACAATTGGTCAGGTATTAACTGACGATATTATGCCAGAACAAACAACAAAAAGAACTGATATATTCAAGGATGATTATAAAGATATACTTGATATGTCACCTAATAAATGGGTAGCTATGGATGTAATTAGCATTGATGGTTTAGATAAACCAACAACTAATGCAACTATAACTAAATATTATGCAAGAGTAAATTCTTGGAATAAAAAATATGATGGCGAATATGCATTTAGAACATATAGAGATACAAAGCAATTTGTTGTCTTTGGAAAGAGAGTTATAAATGGAATATAAAATAGGACAGGTATTGACAGAAGTACCTGAATCAGTATTTCAAACAACTGCTAAAAAAGAACCTATCTTTGAAAAAGATAATTATGCTAAACAATTAACTGATAATCCAAACAAATGGGTTGTACTTGATATGGTTGAAGATAGAAAAGCTACTAAACTTCATACAAGAAATGTAAGGTATAACAAAAAATATAATTCTAAAGGATTTGAATTTAGAAGAATAATGTTACCTACAGGTCAATTGTTTATGGGTAGATACAATCCTAGCTTATTATCATGAAACAAGACCTAGAGTTCATAGCTAAAACTGTAGCTACTATGACCGAACATATTAAAGATGTAGAGTCACGTAGGTTAGTTATAGGTAGAGCTAACGACTATGCAGGTATTAAAAAGTTTCCTAAAGATAAGGAAATGTGGAGTGACGAACAGTTAGATACATATCTAAATATGTTGGAAAAATTATCTGGAACTATGGAAGCTAAAATACCTAGCGAATTAGACCAAATGTCATTAGACGATAAAGTTGAAACGTTAGTTGCAGCTGATGTAGTTACAGATATCACACCACAAAAAGAAAATAATCCAGAAATATCTGGAACAGTAGGAGATATAGTAAATAAAATGGAAGAAGCAAAGAACTATCGTGATGACCTAAAATGTCCATTCTGTGGTCAAATGGTCTACGATAATCGTAAATCCAAAAAGGGTGACAAATCACCTGACTTCGTATGTTCTACCAATGACCCAGCTATATGCGGTGGTCATAGCGGTAAATGGCGTAAGTCATGGTGGTTAGATAACTCTGACTTACCTGAAGAATGGGGTATCGAAACATTCTAAGGTATTAGAAAGGTGGAATAATGATACCAGAATATTTCAGGGGTAAAAAAATCCCTGCTTATATAAAATCAAAAACACAGTTAGTAGCTTGGGTATTGACTGAGTTTATTGATGATGAACCAATTAGCAATTGGGAGTTTGTGGCAGACTTACATTGTCACAGGTTTGGTGGGATAATACATAATCTTAGAGCAGAAGGTTATGAAATTACTACCTTACCTTCTAAGAAGAGAGGTCTAGTACATTACTATTGTACTAAACTGCCTTCAACGAAAGCTGCTAGCATTAGCTAATGATAGAAGTAATAGCAAGTTGTTTGATACCTGTGTTTCTTACAACTGCTAATTTACCTGAATACCGAGAGTGCGTTAATACTGCTGACAAAATAGAATACGTAGAAAAACATGCACTCTTGGTATCAGAGTATTTCCATGAGGACGACATCCCGAAAGCTTTAAATATAATATATTGCGAAAGTTCAGGAAAGCCTGACGCAATTGGGGTAAACAAAAACGGCTCAAAGGATGTCGGACTATGGCAATTCAATGACAACACATGGGATTGGTTAAAACCTAAACTAGGTATAATTAATTCTAGAACCAACACACGCACCGCTACTTATGTCGCTGCGTGGTTGGTATACAATGATGGATGGCATCATTGGAACGCAAGTAAACATTGTTGGAAAGGAATTACTAATGAACGATTACATGTACAGTTATTATCTAAACAAAAAAATGCGTAGCAAACCTACGCTAGATATATTTAATTATCTATGTGAAGATTGTAATTCTGCTTTTGTTACAGACGTACCATGGAATAAAAAATGTGATAATTGTCACGATAATTATTTTAAGGACTTTGATGAAAGAGAAAATTGATATAGAAAAAATTAATATTTTTACCCATCCCAAGTTTATGAAAGTTTGGGCGCAACAGTTTAGTCATGCATGTGGTAGTGATACATTTAATGTACCGCCTAACACGATTAAATTACGTTTCTTGATGGATAAATTTGTTAAAGATTACAACTGGCATTTAGCACAGTTAGAGGAGGAATAATGTCACATCCAATACCTGGCATGGAATATTATTGCCAAGATTGTTTAGTTAATATAGAGGAAGGACACACTTGTGATTAATACATTTACAGATTATAGCACAAAAAGTAACTTGGAGTATGACCACAATCATGCAAGTCGCGTTAAATTTAGAGAAGACATTTCTAAATTACGTGATATAGCTAAAGATATGGATACGTTTGGTGGACGTAGATTTTTAGGTCTTAATAAAAATGGTAATGAAGTATGGATATCATATACCATAGATAAAGACACATTAGATTTACAAATAAAATCTACACATGACCTAAACAGTATTGTTGAATTAGCACCTAAAAGAGTTACTGTTGGTATGAATGAAAATACACCATTAGATATAATGGAAGCAAGACATAGCGATACAGGAGCTGTAACACATAATACGTTACGTTATTTACAAAGACTAATGGACTTACCTAAAGGCGTAGGATATGTCGAAGGTAAGTGTAGTTCTCAATTATTTATGCATGTATCAAATGCAATTTACGAAGGTGAATGGGATTTGTATACAAACAAAGTTAGATGGATTGATATATTACAAGCTTGGAGTTTCCCAACAGGACGATACTTTACTGTATATGGCTAATTATAAGCCGTTACCAGATAGTCTAACTATCATGCCAAGTAAAATTGACGGTTTAGGTGTATTTGCTGTTAAGCCAATAAAGAAAAATACAAACTTAGGACTTGTACATATCTATTGCAATTCCAATGTAAAGATAATACGTACACCACTAGGTGGATTTATCAATCATAGTAATACACCTAACTGTCAGTTAATAAAATATGATGGTTTTAGTTATCTATGGGTTAATGAAGATATTGACCCATTAACAGAACTTACACTTAAATACACGTTATATAATCCAGAGGAGGAGTAATGGACAATCTATCAGAATTACGTGAACTAGCTCTTAAAAGGGCTAATTACGCATGTGAGTGGGCATATTGTAATGAACGTAATTGGTTAGAGATGGCACACATATTAGGTATTGGTATGGGCGGTAGAGATAAATCTAGCAAATACGACATAAATAACGTAGCTATATTATGTAAAAGACATCATGACATATATGATGGTAAAACTATATCTGGTGCAAAAAGAGATTATAGAGATTTGTTAATAGGTTTTTTAAAAAGAGAACGTAATTAACGTAATAAGTAGCGCCTTAGCTTTTTTTATCTAGTTGCATTTTAATATAAGCAAATCTAAATTGTTGGTCTTGTGCTTGACGCATTTTAGAGTACATTAAATCTGCATATTTGTAAGCACCTTCTTTTGAAGCTTTTTTTGTTTTATCCCAATATTCATCAGCCTTCTTTTCAAACATACCTGCTAATGCAGCATGACTTTTAGCTCTTGATTGTGCTTCTCTTTTAGGCATACCTTTAGTGTTATATACAGAAGATACTTTTATTTCTATATCTTCAGGTAATGGCGCTCTAGTAACTTTAGGTAAATTCATTAATAACTTAACTTTGTTCCAATATTAGTAGTATTTCTATCTTCCCAAGTTTTAATACTTACTCCAGTACCAGGAAAGTATGTAGGTTTTTGTATAGGTAATGATAATGCTATAGGATAACGTTGAGTCATTGCTTTTCGGTGTGCTTTTTTACGTGCAATATCTTGTCTAGCTTTAATAGGAGAACCTTGTTTCTTTTTTAAAATACTCATAGCATCTTGTGGAGATATTCCACGTTGTCGTGCATTTTGAAATTTAAGAATTATATCTGCTTGTGCTTCAGAGTATTTCTTTTTAGAATTACCAGCACCTACAATTAATGGTACGTTAGGCATTATCGATTCAATTTCGTTCTATTGTTAGATACATTTCTATCATCCCAAATTTTAATTTCTGGAAATTCATGTCTAAATTGCTTTTGATTTGGAATATCAATACCAGTAGTAATTTTAATTAATCCTTTAGCAAATGTTGTTATAGGATTGTCTGCACCACCTGGTAACCAACCTTTATTATATTTTTTATCATAATCAGAATAGGTCATTTGTTTTGGTTTACCTTTTCCACCACCTTCAATTCTTGGTACATTAGGCATTACTTACTCACCTTACCTTGTGGTTTACCTAATTGTTTTTTAGCAAACTCTTTAACAACTACTAACGCTGCTGCACCACCTGATAACGCAGCTAACTGTAAAGCCTCTGCATCTACACCAACTAGTGGGGCAACTGTTAACGCAGATATAAATGCTTCAACAAATGTCCATACAGTTTTTTCTAAAATATCTTTATATTCTTTACTCATTTAAGCCTCTGGTTTCTTTTTATATCCAGGTAACATACCTAGAAT